TTTTAATTTCTGAAAGTATTTTTGTTTTATTGAAATCGGAAATAAGATCTCCATTTTTTGGTTTGATGGAAATCTGAACTGTTCCATATTCTGGTGGATCTAATTCTTCTCCTCCAACAATAGAAACTGATTGAGTATCTGGATATATTTTTTTGATTATGGCTTCGTAATCAGATGCCGTTACCGCTCTACTTTGAGATGAATATATTTTGGGTGCATAATATTTTATGGATTCTAATGACTCAATATTAGATCCATTCCTTGAGGCATTTACTGTAGTGACGGTAAATGGATCTGGAGTCAAAGTAGAGGTCTCTTCACCATTTACGATTCTTCCTGAGAATGAAAAATTAGAAACTCCATTACCATCTATACCATCAGTTACAATGTAGTTTACAGTGATGACATCACCGTTTTCTAACTTTTTGCCAAAATATCCATCACCAAAAAGTAACTCATATTTTTCATCCTGAACTTCTTGAATTAGATATATTGGAGATAACCCATGAATATTAGTAATATCATCAACCAAATTGTATTCTGCACCAAGACCACTAACTTGATTGGCACTTCTGACGTATACTCTTATTGTAGACGTATCAATAAAAGAGTTATTCAATACAAATTTTTGATCCAGAGAACCATCAACAGTAAATTGCTTTGTCAAAAATGTTCCTTGTAATATCTCTACACTATCAAAAGTGGCCGTTCTTCTATAAACAATATTATTTCCAGCATCTACAGTATTATTTTCTGTGGTTGTGACTCTAATATCATCTGGTATTGAGAAAACATATGAAGAATCATTGGTATCCCCAACGCAAACAAGACCTCTCTTAAGAACAAACGATCCAGTATCAGTATCAGTTACATTTACAGTAAACGTCACATTCGCCTTGGATGCCCCTCTAGACCTTGGCACATACCCAATGTTCCTAGCGAGCGATACAACGTTCTCACGGAGAGTTGCAGAGTCTAAGAACGACTCATTAACAATCATATTAGAGTTAAATGCTGTAATATAAGTGTTATATGCAAGCGTATCAATTAAGACAGAAAAGTTAGAACCCTCAAAATCAAATCCCGTAAAATTGGAATTTGCTCTTAGATAATCCTTGATAGATTCTTTTATTTCGTCGAAATCTAGGTTTGTAAATTTAGTAAAAGGCATATTATCTGGTTGCCTCTAAAAGGAACGAATATTCTTGTGTCGGAAACTCTTGGCCAACAATCTCATAAATGACAGTAACCTCAAAAGCATTTCTATCTGGATATGGAATGACCTCCACCTGCAAATTATCAATTCTAGGTTCAAAATTTTGAACGGAGGTTATAATTTGATCACTTATTACTGATGCGGTTCCAAAATCCACAAATTCAAATAGACTTCCTCTTACATCAGAACCAAATAATGAGTTAAAAAACTTTTCAGTGGGTATTGTTTGAACAATATTTCGCACAGACCTACGAATCGCTGCCTCATTCTTAAGAACAGGTAAATCATTTGTAATAGGATGGGGTTCAAATGATAAACTAATATCTTTAAATGCTCTAGATACCCTCTGAATTGCCATTTTAACCAGAGTTTTCTGATTTTATTTATACCTAATTTTAAAATTATCCGTATATTGGTTCAGTTCCGTAATCCCAATCATCATAATCTTCATCATTGCGAATTTTTTCGTGCAATTCTTTTTGTTTTTTTAAATTATGACGTGGTGCAGTGTCGTGCATGACCTCTGAAAGCACTCTTTCCTCTGGATCATTCGTTGATTGTGGCATTGACCAATAATCAGTAATCAAATTTGATGTTCCCCACATCTCTCTCATGTAATTTTTATCTCTATCTACAGGTGAATTGCCCATTTTTGCTCCTGATTTATAAAAATCAGAACTTTTATAGGGGTTGCTATCCCTTACTGCTATTTATTTTACCTCTTCAACATAAAATCCTCTCCTCACATCACTCAAATGACCATCTGCTGAGTAAAAGCGGATATCTGACTCGTGGTTGGGGGAGAATTTCATGCCATTTTTCTTATTTAAATCTTTTTCATCCCATATTGGATAGACTTTTGACCCCATGGGAAGATTCCATATCTGATCATTTCCAGTTCTAAGATGAATCTCAAATGGTTTTTCATTTTTTGACTCAATATTCAAGTAATCTACATCTATTTCATGAATAAAACTGGGTAATTCGAAGTTTGGTAACTCTACTTTCTGCCAAACTTCAAATCTTGTTAGATTATTTTCAGTCTCATGATTACCGATCATCGCACTAAATGGTATCCAACTCCCATTTTCGCGTTTATAGTCAATACTAAAATGATCTCCCTCTAAGTATTCACACCAGAAATACCCAGGGGAGACATATTTGTGAAGAATCATATCTTCAGTATGTAATTCTGGATCAAGGTATTGTTTTTTAGCACCAATACCTTGTCCGAATAAGTTGTAGATGGGTCTTATAATGTAATTACCCTTTCTTTTGATTGGTACACAAGCAGGTCCACATTCATAACCAAAGCGCATTGCGACTTCAAGTTTATTGAATACCCAACGATATTGTGGGTACGCTTCCCATGCCTGTGTATCATCATCAATCATCAACCTTTGCCTTGCCCTCGATACATTTTGCGAGCCGAGTTACGCGAGGTCGCCGCATACTTGGTATTCTTTCCGTTCCCTTGACGAGACTTTTTAGGCTTCCCAGGCATAAAATCGCTTTTGTTCAGACCCACTTTCGAACGAACTGCCATAATACTTAGTGCTCCTTTTTAAAATTCTAAAATTTTTGTTTCAAGATCTTGAGGTCTTGGAGAACCTGTCTGATAGTATTCTACCGACAGATCATCCATCATATCAAAGTATTCTTCTTCCGTCAAGTTCTTGTATAAAACATTCCCTTTATGGAGAATTGTATACTTCGTCTGCTTTTTCATCAAATCACACGAGTCTTCTCGTGACCAACTCTGATACGAGGATCACACCAAATCTCAAATCCTGATGCAATCGCATCGAGACAGAAACTTACATCCTCTCCACACATATCCTGAACCTCTCCAGATTCAAAGACTTGCATCTTTGGTGCAAACCAAGGATACTTCATGCCTTCGTTTTCGAAGACTCCTTTCTTAATCAGCAACCATCCAAATCCAACATAATCCACAGTGAACGGTTTACGACGCTTGGAGATGCTCTCAAGCGTTTCGTGATTCATTACTCCACCATTGTTACGGAAGTCATCCTCCTCCATCCAGTGCGCCACTGAGGTCGTTCTGCCGTCTTCTGTGCAATACCATCCACTTGCAATATCTTTTTCCATAAGAACTAATTGCCAGAACTTTTCAGTATTGAACACAATGTCAGAGTCAATCCAAAGTTGCCAATCATATTCCAACTTACCATCCCAGGGAAGTTGATCCGGTCCTCGCAGAACGTTTGCTCCAAGACACTTGCATCTTGCAAAGTTAACCATGGAGGAATAGTCTTGCGAAATCTGGATGCTCGCCCCTGCTTGCACTAAGTCAAAGCAAAGTTGAACAAAATTCTTTAAGTAAGTATATGAAACACCTCTACCAGGAAGACAAAATACAATTGCCTTGCCCCTTACCATTTCTTTTGCTTTCTCATAATCCCACTCTTGCGTGCTCTGAGAAGGCGTCGGTGTCTTTGCTTTAACAGTAAATCCTTTAGCCATAACTGTAAGTAACTACATCAGTATCATACAGTATTATCTATGCTCAGTCAATACTTGTGATTACAATGCAATCATTCTCAACTTCAATATTAATCTCCGTGCCTTCATACCACCCCTTCTCATCGCAAATCCACTGTGGTATCACAACATAATACTCTCCAGTCACTGGATCGACCTCTACAGTCGTAAAATTTTCTTCGGGATTTTTTTGCATATTTTTGAGTTCTGTCATTGATTTTATATATGAAAAAAATTTTTTATGAGAGAGAAATAACGAAGTCGATCTGGGTCGTTTATAGCTTACTGGGACCCATTGATTTTATATACGGGGGGGGCGCAATCGGGGGCACTGCTGATAACGAACGAATGGGGGAGTTAGTGTTAGTAACTCCCCACAATCTCAATACTGATCTAACAGAATGTGGAGATCGCGAAGTGCAGTGACTCGGATCGGATTGTCAGGTGACTGATCAGGATAGATCTCCTGATTGTTCACTACCGACTCCAACTGGTGGTAACGGTAGGAGACCGCATCTTGAAGCATGAGCAGTTGAGTGGGGGTCAGGTCGAGAGTGACTTGCATGAGGTGTCTGTGGTTGACTTCTGAATTCTACAGAAGAGGGAAGGGCACCCGTGAGTCGGGTGCCCGATCTTTACATTCAGTAACCTAACCAGACTAGGAACTCACCCGTGTCTACGGGTCCGAAGTGGGCAGTGGTTCCATAGTCTGTGCGGAAATCATCCCATAGACCGTGATCCTTTGCTGCCTGGCAAGCAGTGGACCAACGGATCGTGCCATTGGCAGGATCGGTGCAGTTCCAGAGGATCTCAGGGAAGGTGGGGAAGGTCATGGGGTGTCTGTGGTTGACTTCTGAATTCTACCATAAAAGGGGGAGGGATTAACCTCCCCCGTGGGGATCATCGGATCCGCTGTAGATCGATCAGGCACTCTGCGAAAGAGTTGCTCCCGTTAATCTGCTGCGCTGCTGCGACGGTTGCCTCTTTAAGAGTTGCTGCCTGGATTGTGATGATCTCAGACTCGATGCCATCGGTGCCGATCCAGGCAGCATCAAATCGGAAGGTCTTGGTTGCGGTTGCGGTTGCGAGCATGAGGTGTCTGTGGTTAACGACCCCCATACATTACCATAGATCTCCCCTTTGTGGGGGGATTCTGCCGTGCAATCCAACCACAGACACAAAACGACACAATCCCCCTAGAAAGGGGAGAATCGACCCTATTGGCGGGTGCGTCTCCTAAGTTACCTTTCGTGAAAATAATCAATACTCCCTAGGACGCAGACCCCATGCCGGATGATAGACGCATCCAAATGTATCACCGACGAAAGAATCAACAACAATCAAGTGCAGATCAGTGTTTAGTCTGCACTTGACTTTTGCATTATTGTTCAAAATGTATTGCCCTCCCATAGAAATTAAGACTGTGAACAATGCTCCCATGCTCATCTTTGTGATCGTGTCAAAGTGTTTCATAGTGGTAGTTTGGATTGGATTGTTTAGAAGTAAGGGGAGAATCCCCCCTGACCCTATTGGCGGGTGCGACGCCTGTAGAGTTCGGTGCCATAGGTTGCTGCCTGGTCGCTGTAGAACCCTTCCACAATGGGGTCAATGTTGCGCCACAGTGCTTCCACCTTGCGACAGTCACGGGCGGCGTAGAACAGTTCGGCGTCAGTCAACTTGGCAGCATACGCCTCCCAGTTGCAGAAGTCTTCGGCAGTGGCATGGCGGCGGATTGGGCGATAGGTCATGAGGTGTCTGTGGTTGCGACTTGATCATTCTTGCAGGCAATCCGACGCCTACCATCCGATGTGTGCAACCTCACAAACTGGCACAGTCGCACTGGCAGTCGCATGAGAATCGGTCATGCGATCCCGTAAGATTCTCATCAATTGCATTGAAACAACCTGAAACAGAAATGGCATGACTGGTTTGCTGACCTGCCGTCAGTCTGCCCGAAATTCCCGCAATGGCAACCCCTCAAATCGGAAGAAATCCTGAAACCCATCAGATCAAGTTATGTAACAACCTCTTGACAATCAGCACGCGCCATGGTATCTGCAGCGACTCATGGAATGTGACAGTTGAAAAAGTGGCACACCGAATCTGGAAATGGGAAAAAAGAGATGCTATAAAGAAAAAAAGGGATCGAAACGTCTTTCTTTTTTTTTATTTTCTTTTTCTTTTCTTTCTTCTTTTATTTTAATTCCCCGCTCCGCGATTGTCAAGAGATCTTGTGCCACTTTTTTTAGTGGCACAACGTGCGTGGGGGGGTGGGGGTGGTGTGCTAGAGTGAAGGTAGAATCTCGTGCGTGTTACAAAATGATAAAAAAATATAATGATATAATCTCGTAATGTTATATTGTTG